GCCCGTCGGCTGATAGCCGGCGGCGTTGGGCGCCTTGGCCGGGTCGCCGTGCCCGATGGCGATATGGGTGAAGGCCGCGCGCAGCCCCGTGGGCGGCGAGAGGATCGCCGCGCGGCCGGCATTGGTGATCTTGAATTTCAGTGCCTGTCTCACGCGGCCTCTCCTTCGAGCCAGGCGAACTGCATCGGGTGAAGACCTATCGTGCCCACGCCAGGCTCTGCGCGCGTCTCGGCCGCGACCGAGAAATCCACGTCCTGCGAATGGCGCTTGACCGCCTCGATGACGCGCTTCGCATGGAGCAGCGAGCGCTCGGAGAGCAGCGGCTCGCCGTCGAAGAGGCGCTCGTTGAGCGTGACGACGACGCGATGCGTGCCGGGCATACCCAGCGGCTGGCGCTCGTGCCACTGCGTCCATTCGACCGTCATGCCGAGCAGCGAGAGGGCGTAGCGCACGCCCTTGATCGTCCCCTCCTGCACCTTGATCCGGATGGCGTTGGCGACGACGCTGCGCTGATAGCTCTCCTTCATGCCCGGCTCGACATAATCCTGCACGCCGAGCGAGCGGATGGCGTAGGGCAGCATCGAGGCGGGCACGTCGCCCCATGTCACGGCCAGCGCGGCCTTCCAGTCATAGGCGTCCGTCACCTTCGTCATGACGGCGTGGATCGCCTTGCCGCGTTCGTCCGAGACGAAGACCGGGAGCGCGCGGCGGTCGGGAACTCTCATCGCACACCCCCGAAAAGTGCGAAGCGGTTTTCGGAAAAGGGTTTGCGCAGGAGCGTCATCCTTCGTCTCCCGGCAGACGCACCTGCACGTCGATCGTGCTGTTCTCCGCGTCGATGAATTCCCACTCGCGCAGGCGCTGATAATGCAGCCCGACGCTTTCGACATCGGAGGCTCCGGCCGCGAGTTTGGCCATCTCGCGCACGGTCTGCGGCAGCACGTCGCCGCCCAGCCGCGAACCCCAGTCGGCCAGCACGGCGCGCGCGGCGCTCTCGGCCGCCGTCTTCGAGCCGACGCGGTCCGTCGGCGCGTGCACGACGAGGCGGAACTCGAGAAGGATCGCGTCCGGCGGCTTCACGGTCACGAGATCGCCCATGGGCAGCAGCTCGGTGCGTTGCAGCTCGTAGAGATGGTCGCGGATTTGATCGCGCAGCGCCGGCCCGGCCGGGCCCGTCGCGGTGAGCGGATAGATGTCGATGTAGCAGGGCTGCGGCCGCACGGCCGCGACGGCGATGATGGAGCCGGTCAGCTCCATCGTGTGCTCGATATAGCCGCGCCGTTGCCCCGCGACGCTGGCCTTTTCGAGCGCGTTGCAGAGGCGCAGGCGATAGGCGTCCACGGTCTCGCGATCGACGCCGCCGGTCGATGTCGTCGTGTTGCTCGCGTAATCGACGCCCGCGACCTGGTCGACCATGGTCGCGATCTTGCCGGCCAGCAGCCCGTTCGCCGCCGAGCCGGGCGTCGCGCAGCGCGCGGGCGCCTCGGCCCAATAGGCGGCGCCGCCGATCGTCGTCTCTTCGAGCGTCAGAAATGCGGTGGCGTCGCTCCCGGCGCTGACGCGCGTCCCGGCGGGGATGACGACGGCCTGTCCCCGGTTCGCCCGGGTGAAGCGCAAAGTCGTCGTCGCGGCGACGGCGTCGAGGCGCGGCGTCTCGATGCCCGGCTGGGCGCCGAGCTGCGCCAGCCAGGCTTCGTCGGCGAGCGCCGCGTAGCGCTGCAAATGCGCAACGCGCGCCTCCTCGGCCATGAGCGACCACTGATAGGCGAGCATGCCGATGAGCAGCATTTCCGGCTGCATCGGGAACAGCGTCTTGCCCGAGGCCTGTTCGAACCAGGCGACGAGATGCTGTTCGAGGATCTTCGGGTCGCGCTCGAACAGCTCCGGCGCGGGCAGCGCGCGCAGGGCTTCGAGATTGAAAGGCCCCGGATCGTCAAGACGCGCCAAGCGGCACCTCCACGATCTGGATGCGCTTGTCGATGTCGCCGGCGAGCACGACCTTCATCACCGCCGCCCAGCGGCCATATTCGACGCCCCGGAACGTCACGTCCTGCATGACGACGCGCGGCTCGTAAGTCGTCACGGCGTCCCACAGCTCGCGGGCGATATTGGGCTTGGCGATGTGCTCGGGCTCGTCGATCCACCGGACGAGCCGCACGCATTTCTCGGGATGCAGCGGGCACGTGCCCTTCTCGGTGAGCGCGATGGCGCGCACGGCCTGCAAGGGATCGAGATGGCCGAAGGCGACCTCGCCCAGCGCGTCGCGCTTGAGCGCCCAGTGCACATAGTCGATCGTGCGCCAGTCGAGCATGCCCCTTCATCGCGTGAGAGGGACATGCTTTCGCTGTGACGGCGTCACAGCCTCATTCGAAGGCAGGCATTTCGGTCAGTTTGCAGAATTTTGAAAATTTGCAAAGGGCGCCCGCTCACCGCGCCAATCGCGCCCGGACGCCATCCGGCAATTGGCGCTCGCAGGCCTTCCTCGCCTCTGCCGGGTCCTCCTCGACGCCGAAGCCGCCATTGCCGGGCGTCCCGTCCGAGTAGACCTGGACGAACCACGCCCATTTCCCGTCTTGCGGGCCGCCCTTGACCCGATAGAGCCGCGCGAGGGAGAGCCCGCCTTCGGAGAGGCTCCAATCGTCTTCGAGCGCCGTGCGCCCATCCAACGATGTTCGCTTCCACTGCAGTGCCGTCATAACCTGCTCACAATGATCTCTGCGGCGCGCTTGGCCCCGCTCCCGCCAGCGGCCGTGTAGGTCAGCTCGACCGACTCGACCTTACCGAGACCACCATAGATCGCACGCGTCTCGGGGCGATCGATCATCGTGAGAATAAAGCGCCCTTTAAGGCAGCTTAAAAGCCCCGCCAAAGCCTCGTGATCCGCCCTCGGGAAGGTCGCGGCGTAGTGGCCCTCGGTCCCGTAATAGGGCGGGTCGACGAAGAACAGCGTCTCCGGCCGGTCCCATCGGCGCAGGAACTCGGCCCAGTCCAGGCATTCGATCGTCACGCCGCAGAGCCGCTCGTGGATTGCCTCCAGCACCGGGCCGAGCCGCTGGACGTTGAACCGGGCGGGGCCGTGCGTGTCGATCCCGAAGCTCCGCCCCGCGACCTTCCCGCCGAAGGAAAGCTTCTGCAGGTAGATGAACCTCGCCGCGCGCTCCAGGTCGTTGAGCGTCGCCGGATCGGTCTGGCGCAGCCGTTCGAACTCGGCCCGGCTCGTGATCTGGAATTTGAGCGTCTCCATGAACTGCGGATAGTGGCGCTGCAGGATGCGGAAGAAGGTGATGACCTCCCGGTCCGCGTCGTTGACCGCCTCGACCCGCGCCGCGAGCCGCCGCTTGAGAAACACCCCGCCCATGCCGATAAAAGGCTCGGCATAGACCCGGTGCGGAACCGCCTCGATCATCCCGCACAGCCGCCCCGCGAGCTGCTTCTTTCCGCCAATCCAGCCAGCGGCCGGCGAAACCGGCCGAACTTCCCGCATCTCCATTGTCCGTTAATCCATTGGCCCCACGCTGCCTCGCGGCGGGGGGCGGTAAGTTCGCTTTCGCCGCGCGGCGACCCATCCCCATGAGCTGGCCGCGTCCGGGGCCACCCGGCCCCGCTACTTCGTCCCGAAAATCACCGGCTCGTGCGGCCGCAGCGGGAATGCCGCGCCGGGCGTCGCCTGGTCGACCTGCCCATACATGTCCCGCGCCCGCACGGTTTCATGATTTCCTCACAGGGGGCACGGGGATGTCGTCGACGGCGCTGAGCGTGATCGGGCGCGACACGATGATTCCGTCGTCGGTGATGAGCAGGCGCGTCTGGCCGGACGACAGGAAAACCTTGCCGTCGGCGATATGCACGCGCGCCTCTTTCACGGAGAGGAACAGCTTCCCCTCCTTCATCTGGACGCGATGCGTCTTGGTTTTCGGATCGTGCTCGTGCACCGCGCCGTCCTCGAACTCGACGTGATAATTTTCCTTCGCGGACTCGGGGCGCTCGTCCATCTCGGAATAGAGCCCGCCGACGATCACGCCGTCCTCGCCGCGCCAGTCGACGAGGCAGGCGACCTGCTCGCCTTCGCGATGCGTATGCGCGTGACGATTGCCCTTCGCCCCGGTCGCGGCGATCGAGAGCCAAAAGCTCTGCACGCCGTCCTCGTCCTCGAATTTGACGCGGGCGCGCCACAGCTTCTCGTCGATCTTCTCGATGACGCCCCGCTTGAACTGCGCGCTCCCCTGACGGGCGCTACTTTGCTGGCTTTCGCGCATCGGAAAGCTCCATATTCGTGGTGTAGCCATTGCTCGCGAGGCGATGCCGCGCGCTCATGATGATGTAGCTGCGATCCCACCGTCCGAATTTGGAGAGCGTCGCCGTCTGCCCGGCCTGGCAGGTTGGGTCGCCGACAATCTCGAACGTCCCGCCCCATGCCTGCATATTCGCCTTTTGCAGCCGCGAGGCGGCCAGCTTTCGCGCCTGCCCCTGATCCTCGACGCGCTCGTCGATGCGCAGCGTGTCGCCGGTCCTGATCTCGCGATCCTCCGCCTCCACGTCGATGAGCTTCTTCTTGTTGCCGTCGAAATAGGAGACGCGCGCCTTCGTATGCGTGCCGTCCGATTTGTGCGTGAGATTGTAGTCGAGGATGTCCCGGCTGCCGCGCGTCAGCATGCGCACGGGGGCGCCCGAGAACAGCGCGGCGCGATCCGTGTAGACCGCCTTCTTGCCCTTCACCGCGAAGAAGGCGCCGTAGTCATTGGCCAGGCGCTGCAAAAACTCCAGATCGCGCTCACGGCGCTGCGTCACGCGCTCGAAGGTCACGTCGGGCGCCGCGCCCACCAGCTCCAGCCCATGCGCCGAGAGCACCTCCTGCGCGATCTGCCTTTGAGACTTGCCCTCGAACTCCTTCGTCTTCGGTGTCTTCAGCGCCTTGTCCACGGGCTTGGACTGCCCCCGGATGCGGAACACGTCGCCCCCTACGTCGCCCGAGGCCGAAGGCTCGTCGAGATAGAACGTGCCCATGTCGAGCAGCTTGCCGCCCTCGTAGCCGAGGAACCCGCGCAGCTCGTCGTTGAGGTCCGGGAACCAGGCGTCGAACCAGCGGCCATGGTCGTTCTTGAGATCGAGAATGATCTCGTCCGCCTCCTCGTCGAGATTGTCCGTGAAGGTCAGCGAGATGACGTCGTTCTCGATCTTCGACCATATGTCTCGCCCCTTGAAGAAGAGCTGCGCTGTCGGCTTGCGGACGCTCATTGCGCCTCCCCGAAAAGTGAGGAGCGGTTTTCGGATCGGGAGGCGCAGGTCATTGTCATCCTCGCCATGGCGGAACGTCGGCGGCGGCCGTCACGTCGTCGAGGATCGGGATTTTCAGCTCGAGCCCCGCGTCCAGCACGGTCGGGATCATCGTGAGGGGCGCGGTCGAGAAGAGCGCGCGATTGGCGTCGATGATGTCGCGGTAGCGGTTTTGGTCGCCATACATTTTCCAGGCGATGGTGTCCCAGCGGTCGCCCGGCTTGGTCACATAGAGGATATGGACCATCCCTATTTCCTCGCCGAGACATTGAGCGGGAAGTTCGCGGAGAGCGCCGGCGCGACGCTCTTTTGCAGCGCCGTTGCGAGGCCTTCGAGATCGTCCACCGGCGCTTCGATCAGCGTCAGATGCGCCTCGATCCTGACGACGCGGCCGGAGAGCGTGGTCTTTTTGATCTCGTGGCCGATCTCCTCGACGATGAAGCGCACGCCGCGAAAGCTGCCGTCGCCCGGCACATAGGCCAGCGGCGCCCGCGAACGCCGCGCCTCGCGCAGCCGGTTCATCTCGGTCTCGGGATCGCAGAAGCTCTCGTCGAAGAAGAAGGCGAGCCGCGTGCCGGCGAGATCGTCGCCCATATCCTGCAGGGCGGGCTTGCCCACGGCGACGTCGATGCGCGCGAGCTTCGATTTCTCATTGCCCTCGGCCTGGGTGGGCGAGGTGAAGGGCGAGAGGCCGATCTGGATGGAGCCGAGAAGGGCGAACATCAGGCGTAGTCGCTGTAGGAGAGCCGCCGGCGACGGGCGTTGTGCTCGTCGTGGAGGCGCGCGAATTCGTGGAAATGCTCGCGCAACGCCTTCTTCACCGACTGAGCGTCGACGCCGCCGGCAACATGGACCTGCGGTGCGTAGTGGTAGACAGCCCCCCCATGCGCGACATGCGTCGGCCGCAAGCCGCCGCGCGAGGCGACGACGCCCATGGCGGGCGTCGAGATGCGGCCCTGCTTGCCGAGGCCGGGGCCTGGGGCGGATGGTGTGGCTCCCGGCGCCTGGAAGGTGCGAACCCCCGCGCCCGCCGCGCCGAAGTTGCTGAGCGCCGTCGCGGCTGCCTGAGCAGCTTTGGTCACGGCTTCTAGTTTCTGGATGGTGGCGTCCGCGTTGACGTTCGGCGTGACCGTCGTATTCAGGCTTTGGAGGGCGCCATAAAGATCATGCGCCTTCGTGGTGGCGGCGAGCGCATCCCTATTCACCTGTTCCACGTCGAGCTTGGGCGTTATGCCAATACCGCCTGTGCCCTCCGCTGCGGCAAACATTGGAAGCCCCGCGCCCGGCGGCGCGGGCGGGCCCAGTGGCGGCAGGAATTTGTGTGCGCGCGCATAATCGTCAGATGACCGCCCATTCGGTTTCGACGCCGCCGCCAGATCCTGTGCTTTTTTATGCGCCTGCTCGGCCTCCTCCGCTTTATGGCGCAGTTCGTCGACTTTGTTGGTCACGCCCTCAACGACCGGTTCCAGCGTCCCCTTCGCCCAGGGCTTCGCCCAGGTCGCCATCAGGTCTTTCAGTGACGCCGAGAGCCGGTTGATCTTTGCTTCTGTCGTGCCGAGCTCGATGTCCATCGCGCTCTGCATCGAGTTCTTCCACTTCCCGCTCGAAAGCCCATCGAGCAGGCGGATGATCTCTGGCGCGACCTGCGCAAAACGAAAGCCCTCGTCGAACCATTCTCCGCCGAGAATGCTTTTCATCGTGCCGACGACGTTTTTGGTGTGAGAGGCCTTGTCGAGGAATTTGAGGATGGTCTCCATGGGCTTGCTCTGCATGCCCGCTTCGATTTGCTTCGCCGACATGCCCATTTCCTTGAGCGCGGCGATCGGGCCTTCTTTCCAACTCGTCGCGGTGCGCAGCCTGCCCGAGAAGAAGGTCAGGAATCGGGACGCCACTTCGTCCTGCATGCCGACGCCGCGCAGCGCGGTCATCATCGCGAGAGAATGATCCTCGCCGACGCCCGCAGCCGCCATGCCGGCCGCCGCGCGCTGATACATCGCGCCGATATCGCGTTCAGCGGCGGCCGAGATGTCGCCCAGATAATTCACCTTGTCGGCGAACTTCTCGAGGTCGGGGATCGATTTGCCAGTTTGCGCTCTGACCTCGGTCAGCATCTGCGCAGCGTTGCGCGACTCGATGTCCCATGCGCCAGCCACTTTCGCCGACAGCATACCGAAGGCTTCGAGGTCCTTCCCGGCGATACCGGCCGCGCCGCCTTGGTCGAATATCGCCGCGACGTTCTGATAACTCTGCCCGAGCGTCGTCGAAACTTTGGCGATCTGCCGGTCGAGCTGTCCCCAGCTCTGCCCGGCTTCGAGGTTCACCTTCTTCTGCACCTGCGCGAAGGCGACTTCGCGCGAGATTGCTTCGCCGAGGCTTGCCGCCGCGAGGCGCTTGCCGGTCTCGTAAGTGGCGTAAGCCCCGATGCCGATGGCCGCGCCGCCGGCCGCCGCCGCGCCCGCGCCGAGCAGATAGCCGTAGGGCGAGGCCTGCGAGACGGCCTCCGACATGAATTTGCGCCGGGACTCGCGATGCGCCACGGCGCCTGCGATGGCCGTGGCGGCCGAGGCGCGTTGCGCGCGCGCGGCGTTCTGCGCGGCCTTCGCCTCCTGCGTCGCCGCCGTTGCGTGCGCCTTCGTCGCGGCAGCCGCCCTCTGTTCGGCCTTGGCGACGCGCTCGGCGGCGGCGGCCTGCTGGGTGGAGGCGCTGGCGGCGGCGTGTGCGCCGGTTCCGAGGCTCTTGGCGGCCGTGGCCGCGCGCTGCATGGCCTGCGCCTGCCGCGTCATGGCGGCGTCGATTTTGCCGGCGCCGCCCGCTTGCGCGGCGTTCGCCGCCTTCGCGGCCTGGGCGATCTGCTCTTCGGATTTGGCGAGCTTGTCGAGCGCGCCCTGGCCTTTGACGATGGCTTCGAGGACGAGCTGAAAATTCATGTCGGCCATTTCAGCCCGCCCTCTTTACCGCTCGCTGCGCCCCAGGGCGACCGCTCGCGGATTACCGCTTGTTCGCCCTCTCGACCGCCTCCGCGACGGCCCTGTCATAGGCCGCCTGCTGGCCGATCCAGAACGCCGCCTCCTCGACGCTCATCTCCATCAGGTCCTCATGGCGCCAGCCCTTGTTGACCATGTGGACATGATCGAAAGGGCTGGGCCAGACCGTCAGTTTTTTGAGGCGGCCCCGTCCGCCGCCGCCGCGCGGTCGGACGCGCTCTCGAAGAGCTTGTTGATGATGGCGACGTGATCGACCTGCGAGATGTTGTCCTCGTAATCGGCGATCGTCAGGCGCTCGCCGTCGAAGCGGCAGCTCGCGAGGACGTAGATCACATTGCCGCGGCGCTGATCGCCGGCCGACATGGCCTGCGCCTTCATCCAGGTGGCGTTAGACTTCCACGCCGGCATGGTCACGACGACGCCCGAGTCGGGCAACGTGAGCGAGATGTCGCCTTCGGCGGCGACCTGCTCCTTGAAGGCCTTGAGTTTGGCGAGGCCCTTCGGGGCGGCGGCTTCGGTGGTTTCGGTCTCGGCTTCGTCGGTCATGATGCTGCGCTCCTTGGAAACGGGTGGGCCGAGTTTCACGGCCCTGCGCTTGACCCGCTGCGCTAGCGCATCCCCGGCTACCCGTTTAAAGCGCCGGCCCCCGGGGACTTGGCGTCGCTCTCTCGTGCCCCCGTCTGGCCTTCGCGGGGGAGTGGGTTTGGACCCCACTCCCCGCCACGGCTTTTCTTCGGGGGGGTTATGAAGGCTCGGCCCGCCATCGCCTGTTTTTGATCCAGGCGCATTTGAAGGCATTCCCTTACGGGCCGAAACTCAGGATCAGTATTGTGACCAGATATCCACGCCGTTGTTGCGCGCGACCTGGTTCATCACGTCATATTCGACCCACGGCGTCGCGCCGGGCACGCCCTGCACGAAGCGCGTCGCCGACCATTCGGCCTCGCCCTCGAACTTCTCGCCCAGCTTGAAGGCGTGGCCGCCGACGCGGCGGATGGCGATGGTCACGTTGGTCACGACGCGATAGCTCGCGTCCTTGCTCAGCCCCGCCGCGTCGAACACATCGACATAGGAATGCAGCGCGAAGGGGAAGAAGATGGTCGGGTTGTAGAGGCGCGGATAAAGCGCGTCGTCGAGATATTCGATCGTGAACTTACCCGTGAGCTTCTTGAGCGGCCGGCCGGGCAAAGAGAGCGCGGCGATCTGACCGAGCGTCTCGTGCTCGATCTCCTGCCATTCGATGTCCGGCGTCGTGAAGTCCTTGAAGCGGCCGACGAGCGACTTGTCGTCGAGATAGACGTCGGCCTGCGTGATCTGGCCAATGCGCGTGGCGGGCATGGCGCTGCCTCCTTAACCAGTCACCAGCCCGAGGGCCGTGTTGACGAGATTGAGATCGATGTAGCTCTCGATGGTGAGCCGGTGCATGAGGCCGACGATCGCCGTGTCGAGGTGGTAGTAGAGGCGGCCCTGATTGGCGATCTGTTCGGCCGTGTTGCGCTTGCGGTCGAAGTAGAACCGCGAGCCATAGAGCCAGCCGTCGCCGCCGGGCTCCTTGGTGTGGAGATAGGCGCGCACGCGCTCTTCCAGCGCATCGACATTTGCCGGACTGGCGATGTTGTCGATCCAGGGCACGGTGTAGAAGAGGATCGCGTCCTCCACCACGTCCATGGTCGCGCGGCCATGCAGCCAGCTCATCTGGTCGTGCACCGTCGGCCAGGCCGCCGACGCCGCGCCCCATGTGTTGAAGCCCGCGCCGAAGGACGTCATCGTCGTGACGATGCCGACTTCGTTGAGGAAGTCCGTGTCGCTGTCATAAGCGCCGGACGCGAAGTAGATGTCCGTCTCGGTGCCGGTGACGTCCGGCATTGGCCGGTTCGAGGGCGATCGATGCGGGCCGATCTGCATGGACGCCACGTTCCATACGCCCGCGAAATGCTGGCTGTAGGGCTGCAGCGAGTTGCCGCCCGTCACGGCGTCGAGCGCGTTGACGCGCGGATAGCACAGGACCGCGCGCTGCGAGGCGACATTGAAGGCGCCGCCGACGCCGCGCGACTCCAGCGCCGCCTGTTTCGTCATGCCGGCCGGCAGGTCGAAGAGGGCGTGGCCGCGCACCTTGTTGGCGACGATGAGCATCTTCTCGGTGACGCCCGCGAGGCCCGTGAAGTAGGGCGCGATGATGCGGCGGGGAAAGAAGCCGAAGCGGTTGTAGCAGGCATAGGCGATGTCGAGCCCGCGCGGCCGGCCCGCAACGTCGATGCCGCCGATGATGTCCGAGGCCGCGACCAGAGTCGGGTCCGGGACGTTGCTGGTCTTGTGGACGTCCGGGTCGAAGACGTTGACGACGATCCACGTCCCCGCGCCCTTGCCGGTGATGTCCTTGTTGAAGGCCGAGAACAGCGCCTGCGGAATCGTGTAGCCGGCCGATGTGGCCGCCGACGGATCGCCGAAGGCCGCCGAGGCCTGCTTTTGCGTGCGGATGACGATCGGCTGGTTGATGTAAGGCGCGCGCGTCTGCGGCGTCGTATAGAGCGTCTGGATCGGCGCCGTGCCGATGAGCAGCGTGACGGCGGCCTTGACGTCGACGACGGAAGCGGTCCCGTCGAAATTCTCGATGATCTCGGGACCGTGATGATAATTCTCGCCGGCCATGTCAGGCTCCTTCGCTGTGGCCGTCGCCGCGCGCCTTGCGCGCCGGCGGCTCGTCCTTCGCCGGCGTCAGCCAGCCGCGCTCCTTCCAGGCCATGGCCTGCGGATGATCCTCCGGCAGATCGAGCGTCGTCTTGCCGGGCTGCAGCCAGCCTTCGAAGAGCGGCTCCCTGTCGGCCTTGCCGTCCGTGAACTTCGTGCCGTCCGGGTAGACCGTCTCGGCGCCGGCCGGGCCGTTCCAGATGAATTTCATGTCAGGGCTCTCCATGCGGCCAGGCTATCCATGTGGCCATGCGCCGCCGATGGCGGGCGCTTCGGCCTGGAAGGTGATGTCGTAGCGCCATGTCTGGTCGTTGCGGCCCGCAAGGCCGTCATCGACCGGATCGAGCGCGGTCGCGCCCTCGATGCAGCGCGCCTGCAAGGTCTGCCGCACCAGCTCGATCACATTGGGCGCGCCGTTCATGCCCGAGACGCCGCGCGCGATGACGACGACGTCGAAGGTGAATTTGCGCTTCTTGTTGATCGGCATGACGCCGTTCGAAGACGCGTATTTCGAGCCGATCCAGTGGACGAGGATCGCGCCCTCATATTCGCCGACGTCGAAATCCTGCGGCTGATCGGGAAAGTCCCCGACCTTGAACTGCCCCGGCATGCTCTCGGCGAGGATCGCCTTCACGGCCTCGACGAAGCGCAGCGGCCAGGTGACGGGCGGCTCTGTCGCGCCGGCGATGAGGGCGGCGATCGCCGGAGGAGGGTTTTCCGGGAGGATCGTCATGGGCGGCGAATCCCGCCGCCCGTCGAGAGCGCGAAGCTGTCGAGGATTTCGTCGGCGCGCGAGGGCTTGCCGGCGAACAGAACCGGCATTTCCTGCGCAGGCCCGTCATCGGGCGCGCCGCGCTGCGTCAGACCCTGCACGGCGAGTTTGCCGCTTTGCGCCTGTTTGAGCATGTCGATCGCGTCGTCATAGCGCTGCTTGATCTGCTCGGAGACGCCGCTCGTGTCGCCGACTTTGTAGCGCAGGCGATAGAGCGCGATGTCCGTCACCCATCCCAATACGAGGTCCGGAACGGGCGTGAAGGGTTCGAGGTAGCGGGCGAGCAGATAGCCGACGACGATCGACTCGGCGTAGCCGATGGCGCCGGCGAGCTTCGTGCGATCGAGTTCGCGTTGCCCGCGCAGGCCCGAGCCGGCGACGTCGTCGGCCATGGTCGCGCCGATGCGCGAGACGAAATCGTCGACCGTCAGAAGCTCCTGCGCCATCGCTTGTCCTCTGACGCCTTAAGCCAGCTTGCCGAGAATGCCGGCGTCGATGAGAGGCTTCGCCTCCTTCGGCGCGATGTCGGCGGCGTCGATCGCCGCGTTCTCCGTGCCCGGCTCGTAGAGCTTGCCGTTGTGGCGAATGCGCCCCAGCACGGGATAGGACTTGGTCTTGGGGGCGGGATTCGTTTCGTCGGCCATGGATGCCTCCTTGTTGGCGCACGGTCAGCGAGCGCCGCCGTCCTGGGCGGAGCGCTCGCGCAGAAAAAATCAGAGCGCGTTGTAGATGAGGTGCGCGGCGTCCGGCATGGCGGCGACCGGCGCGCGCTCCTGCGTGAGACCGTAGAGCCAGCTCTTGCGGCTGCGATCCCAATAGGGCTGTTCGACGATCGGATAGCCGTTGAGGCGATAGGTGTAGCCGTAGGACGGCTCCATATAGGCGCCGCCGGCCGAGACGTATCCGAGCCAGACGCCGCCGCCGCCCCAGATGAATTGGCCCGCGCCGTCCGCCGCGCCTTCCGGCAGATAGATAGCCTCGCCGACCACGATCTTCTCGATCTGCAGATAGCGGGCGATCATGTCGACGGTGATGGAGTCGCCGCTCGTATATTTGAACTGGTCGCGAATCTTCGCATTGTTGGTGAGCGCGTTCAGCACGTCGAGGCCGAAGGCCATCGTGTTCGGCTGGCGGCCGATGCGCTTGGCGACCGTCGACTTCAGGTCCTTGACGATCTGCAGCGGGTCGCTGGTCGGGTCGGAGAACTTGTCCGAGCCGGAGAGCGCCGTCTTCGAACCCGAGGCGTAATTCGCCGCCGTCATCGCGAGCGCCGCGCAGGCGAGCTCGTGACCGAGATCGAGTTTGTCCATGACGAGCTGCACGGCGCGCGAGCCCATGTCGATGCCGGGAACCGCCGCCGCCTCTTCCTGCGTTTCGCGCGGCACGACGGCGTCCAGCGCGTCCTGGACAAGCGCCACCGGGTCGGACTCGAAGCCGAAGGTGATGGCCGGCGTCGGCGTGCCGGGCGCGCGGCGCGTGCCGGTCTCGGCGCGGAAGGCGCGCTGGTCGAAGCGGATGATCTTCATGCCGCGAACGGGAATGTTCGCGTAGGGGAAGAGCGCGGGGAAGATAAACTGCGCGTTGGTGTAGCCGCGCACCTGCGTCGTCAGGATGGGATCGATGACCCGCGCCTGGCCGAGGTTCATATTCTGGGGAGCCATGATTTTCTCCTAAATGCGCGAGCGGTCGGGCTAGCCCGGAGCGGCGCGAATACGATTAGGCGATGGCGCGCAGCGTGATCGACAGGCGCACGATCTTGAGCGAAAGGCCCGCGCCCGTGACGGACGAGTCGGCGATCGCCACGGCGTCTTCGTTGTTCGCCGCCGGCACCGCGCGGCCCAACGCGTCGCTCTTGAGGCGCTGTCCGGCATTGACCGCCGCGCCGCTCTCGACCGAGAGCAGGCCCATCATGTTGGAGCCGTAGGCGGCGTTCGCCGCCGCGTCGTAGGCGGCGACGCCATGCACCATGTCGCCCGCGCCGGCCTGCGCGCCGTCGAACTTCACGAAACGGTTCTGGACGACGGCGGAGGGCGCGATGCGCGTGTCCGCCAGAAGGACGTGATTGCTCCAGGGCACTACTTGCCTCCCACGGCTTTGACGGCGGCGAGATAATCGACGCCCTTGTTCTGCTGCTGATAGGCGAGCGCCTTGGCGTGCAGCGCCGCGCCCTCGGCGTCGACCTGCATGCCCTCGGGCGCCGCGAAGCTGGCCGCACCGCCGGAAGCGTCGAGCGGCACGATCTTGTGCTCGCCGAACTCGACGATCTTCGGCGCGCCGGAGAGCACTTCCTTGACGATGTCGAGCGCAGACGCCGTCTTCGTCTCACTGCCTTCGGCGAAGCTCGCCTCGGCAAGGTTCGCCCCCGCCTCGGCCAGCGCGTCGAGCGCGCCTGCGACCTTGTTCACGAAAGTCGGCAGTAGCCGGCCGTCATCGGCGAGCTTCTCGGCGAAGGCGACATGCGCGGCGTGGCGCGTCTCGCGCTCGGCCTTCGCCACGGCGGCTTCCTTGCGCGCAAGCTCCTCCTCGCGCGTCTTGATCGCGGCCTCGCGCTCGGCGAAGGCCGCTTCCTGTTCCTTGCTCATGGGGTTCTCCGAATAAGCGGGCGAGAGCCCGCGCTCATCGTCGTCGTCGCGGCGCGCCGCCTGCTCGATCCATTCGATCGTCCAGTTCGGCAGCACGCGCTCGGCCTCGTCGCGGCCGTTCTTCTCGATGATCCAGTCGCGCAGGCCGCGAAACAGCGAGGCGACGTCCATGAAAGCGCCGTCGCCGAATTCGATGCTCACCACGCCCGCGTCGTCGGCCGCCAGCTCCACGGGCGCGAGGCCCGGCACGGCCGGCGCGGCGCCGCCGAGGAAGCCGATATGCTTGGGATACCACTTGCCCGGCTTCGGATTGTTGGGCGCTTCCGGCTTGAAAAAAGCCAGGCTGATCTTCTTGTATGCTCCGGCGCGAACCGCCTCCTCGAAAGCGGGGAGGAGCTGGTCCGGCTCAGCGAAGAGGCGCTGCGCATTCTCGTCCCAAACGAAGGCCTTCGCCCACCCATAGGCAGGCGAATCCGTCCTCGGGTGGCCGACGACGATCGGCGCGGGCGCGTTCACATGGTCGTAGTCCTGGGCGAGAGAAGCGAGATCAGCCGCCGAGAACGCAATGGGGTCGCCAACCATCGGCGTGAAGACGCCGGGCTTGAAGACTTCGATGCGCCTGGTTGAGGTCAATGCCGATCCCCGTTTTGAGTGGGGCGACATTGTCGGCTTTGGGGAGGGCTTTCGCTGTGACGCCGTCACAGCCGCTTTCGCGCTTTGCCGATGTCGAGCATCGCGCCCCGCGTCGCGATTGGCAAGATGAGCCCCGCGAGCGGTCGCCCTGGGGCGGAGCGAGCGGCGGAGGGTCGGGCGTCAGGGTTAATGGCGGTTTGCCGCGTTTCTAACGCCCATCTAACGCCGGGAGTCGGACTCGGTCGCTATACAGGTAGCGGATCGAGCGTCGGGCCCCTCAGCGGGGCTCTGTGCGAAGGTCGGGTTTCCGCCGCGCGAGCGGCCCTAGGCGAGCGGTTGCCCTGGGGCAGAGCGAGCGTCAAAGACTGAACCACTCGCGCACCGTCTCCTCGATCATCTCGCGATCCTTCGCGCCGATGCCGAGATATTCGCGCGCGGGGATGGTGACGCTTTTGAGGAAAATGCCGCCATCGCTCTTCGATTTCCCATGCGCGCCCTTGCGCCCACGCGTCGTTTCGACGCCCGCGCGCGCCGCCATCTCGGGGCTCATCCGCGTTCCCTTGCCGATCGGGATGCGCAGGAACTTCCCCTTCTTGGGCGTGATCGTGCCGCCGAACTGGTGAATGGCGGCGTAGACCATATGCGGCTCGATGACGGAGCGCAGGCCCGAGCCTTCCGCCGTGATCGAGCCTTTCAGCGCGCCCGAGACATTCATCATCGAGCCCCCGCGCCGGAGCATCAGGGTCAGCGGCGCATTGGCCGGCCAGGCCGCGCCGTCCGGCGTCGTCTTCGAGGCGAAGCGATCCTTCGTCATCTCGAGTTCGCGCCGCTCGACGATGCGCCACATCTCCGGCAGGCGATCGAGCTTCTGCTCGAAGCGCTCCAGCCCCTCGCCCTTGTCGGGGATCGTGATGCGGATTTCGATGGTCACGGCGCGTTCCTTTTGTGCTGAAGCGCGATGCCGTCGCCAATGCGCTCGAAGGCCACGAGCGCGGCCCTGCCGTCCGGATCGGCGATGCTCTCTCGGCGGCGCAGAAAGCGATGCACGGTCTCCGCATGCTCCCGCCATGCGTCTTCGGCGAGGTCGCCGGTCATCTCGTGCTCGTCTTGCTCGCTCACGGCCGCACCTCGATCGTCGTCTTGGCTCGCGCCTTCTCGGCCTCCTCGAACGCCTTCTGCCGCGCGGCTTTTGCCTGAAGCCCGAGGCGTTCGATCCACTCCTGCGGCGTTGCGTCGAACCCGGGATCGATCCCATGCGGCACGTCGCGCGTCTCGCCGGTGCGCGGGTCCGTATATTTCGACGTTCCCCAGGCCGGCGCCTTGTCCGGGCCGTCCTTGCCCATCCTGGCAAGATCGCCGCGCGAGACGACGCGCACGCCGCAGGTGCAGCCCCATCCGTTCGGCGGGAAATGCTGCCGCCAGAAATCGTCGTCGGCCGAAAGCACCAGGCCGTCCCAGGCGACATGCTCCGGGCGCGGGCGCATCGGCGTGCGCAGCTCGCCATGCACATAGCGCCAATAGGGATAGAAGGCCTTCATGTCGGGCGCCGTGAGCTGGCGCCAGTTCTCGGCCTGATAGTGCATGCGCAGATTCGTCTCGTAGATCACCCGCGCGCGCCACGCCTTGCGATCCTCGGTGAGGTCCGCAAGCCAGCCCTTGCGGATCGTCAGCTCGCGCAGACGCTCGGCGAAGCTCTGCAAGGTCTCGCCATTGGCGATGGATTGCGCCAGCGCCTCCATGATGTCCGCTTCGAATGCGTCTTTCATCGCCGACGCCACGGCGCGCCCGGCCGCCGCGCCCGAGGCCGCCCTGGGCAGCTCGGCGGGCGGGTCCTGCGGGAGTTCGTCCTCCGGCGGATCGGCGAAGAGCGCTTCGATCGGATGCATCACGCGCTCCCGAAAAGTGCGAAGCGGTTTTCGGACGAGGGCGCGTGCATCAGCCCATCCCGAGCGCGGAGAGATAGATGTCGAGGATCTCCGATTCCTCCTCGCGCTTCGACTTGTCCTGCTTTCGCAGGGAGACGATCTTGCGGATGATCTTCGGATCGAAGCCCGTGCCCTTCGCTTCTGCGTAGACGTCCCTGATGTCGTCGGCAATGGCGAGTTTCTCCTCTTCGAGCTTCTCGATGCGCTCGATGAAGGCCCGCAGATGGCCGCCATCCACATTGTCGATCATGTCCCGCTCCCTATGCCCTGCGCCACATCCGCCCGCGCCTGCTTGCGCGTCAACGTGAAGGCCGCGCCCAGCGCCCGGCCGAGTTTCTTCTCGTCGAGCGTCGGGAACAGCGCCGCGAGCGCGTCGGGCAGATCGGCAATGTCCTTGCCCTGGCTCAGCAGCTCGCCGATCGTCGCCTGCACCGCGTCGACCCACCCGCCGATCATCGGCGCCGTCTTGCCGTCGAGCCGCTCGGCGTCGCCGGCGACGTCCTGTTCGTTGGGTTCGGCGAAGGACGGATGCGTCCCGGTCGGGGGCGGCGCGACCTTGCCGGGCTCGCCCGGCTTCGCCTCCGGCTCAGGCGCGGCGATCGGGACCGGAACAACGTCCGTCTCCATGATCTCCTCCACCGCCTCCTTCTCGTCGGCGGGCGCCCAGCCCATCGCCTTCATCTGCTGGAGATTGGCGAGGTCGCGCGTGCGGCGATCGGCGCGCTTCGATTTCGCCTCTTCCTCCGCCGCGATCTCGACCGGGCGCGGCCAGTTGAGCGTGGGCGGCTGCGCGTCGGGCGCGTTGTAGAGCGTGATCCAGGCGAGCAGCGTCTCCTGCAGCGTCTTCCCGAGCAGCTCGCCATCGCCGTCGATCAGCTCGTCGGAGACGCCCTTATGCGTCTCGGCCGCCGCTTTCGATCCGGAAGAGCCGATATTCGTCGAGAGCGTCTCGCCGAGCACGGCTTCCGCCGTCTGCTCGTCCCAGTATCGGCACCAGGCTTCGTGGGTCAGCGTGCCGGAGACGGCGGCCGTCGCGAAATCCACCTCGGTCCCGGCCGGCACGACCAGCGCGCCTTCGACCAACGCGCCGATGATCGCGTCGAGAAGCTGCTGTTGCTGGTTCGGCAAACTCCCGATCGGATATTTCGCGACCGGTAAGGGCGTGGCGAAGCGCTCCAGCGCCTTCATCCAGAAGGCGACGCCCTCGCGCTTGAACAGCACATGCCAGAAGAGGATGCGCCCGAGGCCCCAGCCATAGGGGTCCGAGGACAGGCGCTCGAAGCGATGCACGATGAATTTGCGCTCGGGCAGCTCCTCGCCCCACGCCATGTTCTCCCAGGTCAAAAGCCGAGGCTCGCCCTCGGGCCCGAATTTGAACCGGCGCTGATCATGGGTCGGGATGCGCTGCGCGACGATCTCGCCGCCGTCCCGCGCCCACACCACCTCGCCCACGGAAAAGCCCATCAGCGTCGCGTCGAGCAGGCCCAGCACGGTCGCGTTGAGATCGAGCGCCCGCAATTGCCGCTCGCAGATCTGCGCGGCCTTCTTGTCGATGCGCGCCTCGCTCGCCGGCTCCACGACGAAGTCGCGCATCACAAGGCCGCGCTTCCTCTTCTGCAGCACGGAATAGGCGCGGCCGTCCTTCAAGACTTCGCGATAGAGCGCGATGCCCTTGCCGCCGCCATTGTGCAGCAGCGTCTCGTCGATCGGCTGCAGCACCTTGGTGTAGCGTGGAATGGTGATGTCGACGGCGGCCGAGGCGATGAGCCCCTGCGGCGGCGCGGGCGGCGACTTCTTGCGCTCCACGAGCGCCCTGGACTTCTCGGTCGGTTTCTTCACAGCCTGTATCCTCCGCCGCTCCCGAGCCGATAGCCGCCGACGGTCTCGCGCCCGCCAATGCTGGCGATCGTCTTCGGATCGAGCGGCGTCGTCGCGTAGACAATGGCGTTGGTCCACAGCATCTCGACGGCGTCGGGCCCGTCGTCATGGTTCGCGGTGTTGTTCGGGTCCCACTGCTCGAACTGCTCCAGCAGCGCGCGCTGGCCGACATGGAAGCGGATGAGCCCGGCGGCGATCGGCGGCTGCAGGCGCTCGATGCGCAGGCGCTTGTCGGCGATCGGCGTCACGCCATGGGCTGGCAGCGGCACGCCGGCCTTGATCGCCCGCTTCATGATCTCGGTGCGCAGGAACTCCTGGAACTGCACCGCCTCGACAAACCACAGCGCGCAATTATGCGTGCGCTGCATGGCGATGACGTCCTCGCAGATCACGTCCGGCAGGCGCTTGCGCACGCTCGCTTCGACAATGTCGAGCGTGCCCTTCTCGCGGTCGAATGCGCCGACGATGATGGCGGACGGGTCCGAGCGCCGGTTGTTCTTGCCGAGCGACGGGTCGACCGCCCCGAAATAGAGGAGCCCCTGCGGGATGCGCGCCCAAAAAGTGAAGTTCTGGAACGGCGCGGACTCGGAGACGGGATCGTTCTGACGCTCGGATTTGAAGGCTGCGGGCGATTCCGCGCGCTCCTTCATCAGCATCAGGAGCGGCTGCTCTTCCGGCCAGTTCAGCACGGCGCCCGCGTCCATTTCCACCTTATGTAAGGTGTAGAAAGCGTCGGAGGCTTCCTCGCCTTCGTTGCGATGGACCTCCTCCCATTCGTCCCAGAGGTCCATGCGCTCCGGCCATTCGACGATGGAGGCGAATTTGTCCGTGCGCCAGCCGGGCTTCTTGGCGAGTCGCGCCAGCACGGCGTCGTGCATCAGCAGCGTGCCGACGACGAGGAGGTCCATCGAGCCGTCGGCCGGGCCGCATTTGAGCACGGCCTTCAGGATCCATGCTTCCAGCTTGTCGCGATAATCCGGGCTGCGGACATTCTCGTCGTTCTCGATATCGTCGAGAATGAAGAGGTCCGGGCGGTAGGGCCCGTTGCGCCGGCCGCGCACCTTCTGCTTCGAGCCGACGCCCTCGATCTTGGCGTTGTTGCGCAGGATGATCTCGCCCTCGCGCCACACGCGTCCCTGGCCGCAGGCGTCCGGGAAGTCCATGGCGAGGCGCGGATTCTCTTCGAGCTCCACCTTGATGGCCGCGACCATGATGGCCGCCTGCTCATAGACGTCCATGCCGATCATGATGTAGCGGCGCTTTTTCAGCAGCGCGCAGTAGATCGCGAAGAGCTGCGAGACGAGGGTGGACTTCGCCGAGCCGCGCGGCGCGATCTTGATCTCGCGAGCGCCGCGCTCGCCCGAATGCGGCTTCTCTACGATTTGCGGCAGGCGCTCGAAGAGATGCAGATGCAGCCGGTTCGGGGCCTTGGTCAGGTAGTGCGGGAAATAGGTCTCGCAGAAGAAGCGAAAGCCCGTCTCCGGGTCCCTGACCTTCGCGAGCCGCGCCTTGCGCGCGGCCGGATCGGTCGGAAAGCCGTCGACCTCCGCCTCGACGCGGCGGCGCAGCGCGTCCGTGAAGGACGCGATCTCGTCGCGAAAGGCGGAGGGGGTGACGCGAGTCACTTCGCTTTTTCCTCCGGGAAGGCCGAAAGAAGGGCGCGCACAACGAGCCGCCAGACATTGTAGGAAAGGCGCGGATAGTCCCGGACTTCGCCCGTTCGTTGGGGCGAGGTCATGATCCTGCGCAGATCGGCAGCGTCGTTCTTGTTGCCGACGCGCACGCGATAATCGCCGCGCTGCGTCGTGCCGCCGATATTATCGATGATCATCGAACCGAGTAGCTTCACTTGCCCGGTGATGGCGCTATGCAGTTCTACCTTGACGACGATCATGCCGTCTCCCCGAACTTGTCGAGCTGATCCCCAAAGCCTTCCCAGCCAGGCCGGCGCTGGCGCGAGAAGATGTCGGCGCGGCGCTCGGAGAGGGCGAAGTCTTCGACGGCCGTGTAGAACTCTTCCGGCTTGCGGGAATGCTCGCGGCGCACGCCGTCGAAGAGCCCGTCGAGCGGCTTGCGGAAGGGCGGCGCGCCGACGCGGCCGATCAGCACGTCCTCGTGGCGGCTGCGCACCAGGCGACCGGGCCCGAGCATCGGCTTGCCGTTGGCGCTGACCTTGCGCCACGAGACGCGCGTCACATAGTCGAAGTGCCAGTGGTAGCGCAGGATATCCATGGCGACGTCGAGCATCGTCGGGATCGTCCACATGAACAGCCAGCAATGCGGCGAGGCCAGCGCGCGCACCGGCAGGCGGCGAATATCGTCCGTGGGCATGAGGCGATATTTCGAGACGGCGCTCTTGCCGCCGGTATCCTCGCCCCAAAGCTCCTCCTGCCAGGCCGGATCGATGACGATCAGGTCCTTGCTTTCGGGCTCCATGCCAAAGGGGCGGTCGGGCGAGAACATCAGCGCGCCGTGATCCCGAGCGCGACGAAGAGAAGAGTAATCGCGATGAGCGGCAAGGCCGCTTCGATGACTTCCCACATCACTTGTAGACCTCGCTGAGACTCGCCCCGAATCCTTCCAGTGCCTCGATCAGCGTCTCGGCGCCGTCCGGATGGTTCTTGGCCACGTAGTCGCCGAAGCGCTTGAGCACGTCGAGCGCGACGCCCAGCTCCGAAATCTTCGGGCTCACGCGGCCGGCGGCGCTCATCGTCTTGGTGAAGGCGTCGGAGAGCTTGGCGAGCATCTCCACGCGCGTCAGGGGGTCGATGTTGTCGTTCTCGGTGATGGCCGTGATCGCCGCCTGAAACTGGATGACGAAGTCTTCGACGACCTTGGTGAGCAGATTGTCGCGCCCCGCGCCCTGAATGGTCTGGGCGGCGCGCGCGCGGTCCCAGTCGTCGCCGGCCTCGCTCGCTTCGCGCTTCCAGCGCCGCGCCGTGCCGTCCGGCACGCCCACGGCGAGGGCGGCGAGCGGCAGCGACTGCCCTTCGATCACATAGGCCTTGCGCAGCTCGCGGAGCTTTTGTTCGTCGCGGGCCATTACCTATTCCTGAGCTGCTCGGCGACGAGGCGCGCGCCGACCTCCGCCAGCGAGAGCGTCGAGATTCCGGCGAGCGCCGGCGACATGGAGAGATGGCTGCGGCCGGCGTCGAGCAGCAGCACGGTGCGGCCGAACTCGGCGTCGGCGTTCTGCACCGCGCCCATCGCGGCGAGAAAATCGAGCTGCTTGTAGAGCCATTCTTGCGGCTCGGTGAAACCATGGGCGTGCAGCGCGCGATCGAGCTGCAGGGCGGAGAGCATCGGCGGCGCGCCATTCTTCGCGCTCGCGTCCAGCGTGCGCAGGATGATCAGCCGCGCGTCCTGCTCGCGGATGGAGGAAAGGCTCATCTGTCTTTTGCCTCGCGTTCGATCAGCGCCCGCTCGATCGCCTTCACGGATCCCGCGACGCCGGCGAGCACCTCGCCGAAGCCTCGCAGCGTCTCGCCCTGCCTCGTCTGTTCGAGGGCGATCTTGTGCAAGTCCTCGGTGCGCGGCAGATGCCGCACATCCGCCTTCAGGCTCGCGATCTCGGCTTCGAGCGTGTCGATGCGCTCGAACTGCCGCGCATCGTCGTCGCGCAGCGCCTTGATGTCGGCCTTGATGTCGGCGTTGGCTTTGGCCTGAGACTCTTCGAGCCTTTCGATCTGCTCGTCATTTCGCCGCCGGAAGAAGGCGATGGCCGAGACCAGAAAGGCCAGCGCCGAAATGCCGAAGCTCCCGATCTGCGCGGCATTTCCCCATTCCATTCCATCGGGGGGCGGCTGTGTCAGCGGCACAAGTCTCTCCTATCGGCCGTTCGAGAAGATCACGGCGGCTGACCAGGCCGCTGGCAGGAATGCGATGATGAGCATGACGGCGACGCAGGCGCGTCGCGTCCAGGGGCCGGGGCGAGGCTCGGGCTCGAAGTCGAAACGCATCATTCGCCGCCCTCGCACTCGCCCTTGCACTTGCAGCGCCAGTTGATGTTGTTCGCGGTCACGGCGCGGGCGAAGGCCGGCCAGTCCTTGCAGCCGGGCGAGGGTTCGTTCCGGCAGAACTTCTTGAACAGCGCCTTCAGCGCGTCGCTCGCCGGAACCTCCGTCATCGTCTGGCAGGTCTCGTCCACGAAGACGGGGCGCGACATGCCGAGCGCCGGGCTACATGCGATCGATAACGTCGTCGAGAGGAGCAGAATCCACTTCACGGCGCGTCTCCTGGGCTT